CGCGGGTTGAAAGCCGAAAGGAGATAAACTGTGGGTCCCTGCTCGGGTTCTCGGTATTTCCCATTTCCCAGAGGTCTGAGTAGTCTCCGATGCCTTCCGTCGGCGTACCGATGAAGTGGAGCGGACCACCCGTTGAGAGGCGCCGAAGGTTGAGTACCTCTTGGTAGATCTCCACCAAGTGTGGCTCGAATGCCGCCTCGTCGAACGAGATGCCATTCATGTCCTTCCCGAGAAGCGCCTTAGCTTTCTCCTGCGTTGTACGGAAATGGATGCTTGCTCCACCGACCAAAGGATGGAACTTGATCCAGAGATACTCTCCTCGGTACTTCTTATCCAGTGTTGCAATTGTCCCAAGTTCATCCTTGAGTGGGCATCCCTGCCCTTTTTGCGCTGGATGGTTACCGCTTAGAATAGATGATATTTCGCGGTGAACAAGCTCGGCGGTCTCTTGCTGAATTCCAATGTGATACCAGTCGTACGGTACGTTGGACCATCTTCGAGCGTCATCGGGATCGTTTGGATTTGGCTGTTGAATGCCCATTTTGTACAAGGCATGGTGAAGGCAGAGTACCGCCATCGCCATTGTTTTCCCCGCACGATTCCCTGCGGATACGACAGTAGTGAGGTATCGGGGACGATACCCTGATTCATCTCGCTCCTGGCATGCATTCCACCAACTGACTTGTCCTGGGTGGCCTTTAATGCCAAGCCAGCGCCGAGCAAAGAACTCGATGTCAGTGCGACCGAGAGCCAGATCTCGTGCAATTTCATTATCGAGCACGAGTCCCCTTGTTTCTTGCGCTGATTGATTGAGCCTTTGACTTTGCGTCAGCCTTGCTGCTCGCTCCCCACGCCTGTAGGCTTAGAAGTAAACGGGTTGGTCGACCCTTAGCATCGCGCTCTGGTCCTGGCATGCCACCCATTCGCGCAAGGAATGATGCGCGTCGTGGGTTGTCGCCTCGCTTTACTGGAGCCTTAAGCGTCCCGCCAGTCTGGGCTTTATATGACGCTCGACCTTTGGCATTCAATCCGCCAGCAGGGTTCTTCCCTTCACTGCGCTGCCATGCCGCGCTTCGTGCCATTACTTCACCTCGTTGTGGTAATATAGAACTCGATTGCAAAAGGCGATAGATTTTGCCTTCTCAACAATCTTGTCAATGAAGGTACCGTCAGCCTCGTAGTGGCGATCGGAGTACCCAACAGAGCGACCCTTGTCGATCTGTACAATGTAGTTTCCAGAAGTTGAACTTCCAGACTTAAATTGCGGAGTATTATTCCTAGACCATCCACAGTATACCACATCGTTCCCAGACTCTGCAAGTCTCATCATGTCTACAACGTAGTCTGGGTGGTAGGAGTCATCATGGTTAAACCATCCAGCGTAATCTGAGGTTGCAAGGTCGAGACCCTTTGCTCGCTTTGCATGACCCCAGTCCCCAAGGTTTGGCTCCTCGTAGAAGCGAACTAGTGGGAACTCTTCCCTGAGTTTGTCCAGACTAATGTCCGAAGCTAGGGCAATGATTTCATCTGGCTTTCGTACCTGCCAGGTATAGAGGTCTGTCAGTATCCTTCGAAGGTTCTGTTCATCTGCATGAGCAGTCACAATCGCTGTCAGCGTCGCCATTTATCCTCCGAATAATATCTGTGCTAGAAATTGATGGTGTATATGGGATGTAGACCATTTCTATTGCTCGGTCCTTAAGCCATGTCCTAGTGATGCCTAGCTGTCCAAGAAGCGATTCCCCAGTCCAGTCGTCACCATGGGCGATGTACCCAATCTCTCGATTAGTAATCTTGTCGATTGTTAGTCCGGTGTCCTCATCGCCAATGTTGATGCAGACATCGTCTACGTACTTGCAGCCAATCAATGACTCCATGCGCTCACCGACAGTTAGGATCGGTGGCCTCTTGTATCGAGAAGCAAAGTCATCGGTATTCAACGACACAATGACTGGTCCATGTTTCTGTGCTTGCTGGAGGAACTTCATGTGTCCGTAGTGAAACAAATCAAATGTTCCGCCAACGTAGACCCATGGCTTATTCACCTTCAACCTCATAGACTGGAGTTGCTTCAATAACCTGGTAGGTTGCCGATGCTCCCCCAAGGATCTGGGCAAGCGATACGACCAGGTCGCGGTCAGCGGTCTTATCGTTTCGCTTGTCCATCATCTCCTGAGCTCTCAGGCCCTCGGAGAGTGTGGGAGTCATGCTCCCAGACTCTACCTCAGAGAATACGTAATCACGCACAAGCGTTGCAAGGTCTCGATGTTGCGCCTTAATGGTTTTCTGGGATTGCTCCATTTTCTTTACTGCAGCAATCCTAGCCGACTCATGTGGCGATGTAAGATGTTCTCGCTTATGCTTGCCAAGCGTGTTACGACTAATGTAATAACCCTCGTCTTTTAGCCAAGACGCAATCTTAAGATCTGGCATTCCGTCTTTCATCCTCTTGTTGATTAGCTCAACCAGTGGACTCCGACAGACATGGCATCCAGTCAATACTGGAGCAAGGTCTGAGACCTGCATCAGTCTCCCTTATAGCCAAACGCTACGTCGTTAGGGTTTAGCCAACGAAGAACAACTGGTAGAATGGCAGCAATGCCAGCAGCGAAGACGCTCTTAATGGCGTCTCCATTGAGGTCAAATGCCGTACCTCCGAGTGCGAGGAATTGCGCCACACAAGCGGCAGCAAATGATCGACCCCACGATGCGAGCAGTGCCTTCTGTTCCTTATTCATAGTATCTCCTACTTCTTGACAATGATGCAACGCTTAAACGGTGCATCACCCTTGCTGGAGGCAATTGCCTTCAGTTCCTTGTCCGTCACCGTGACGGCAAACTTTTCCTTACCCTTACCAGTAAATGTTGGGTCCGCGAACTGGAACCCGTGGTCTTCGCACCAGGATGCGGCAACCATGTGACCGTACGTCGCGCCAGCGTGCCTACCAATGTATCTCTTGTGCCACGCGCTGAGTGCCTGTGGCGGGTAATTCTTTGCTGCGTCCACGTTGATGATGAGTGCTGCGCCCTTCCTGAGGCTTGCCACGCAGTCGTCCCAGTCTCTTGGATATCTGGCGTTGGCGCCAAGTACTTTGCAGGTCTTGATTAGATCCCACAGACTTGAACCGTTGTCGCTGACACCCTGCTTCTCCTTGAATCCAGTAGCCTTCTCTTTTGCCGCAATACCTTCAGCGGCAGTAATCTCTTTGCCAAGGACCCAGGAGGACGCGCACGCGGCGCTTGATGGTCCACAGTCGTCTAGGATGCCGCCAGCCTCTACGTGGTCAAGTTGTGACCTGATTTTTAACTCGGTCACTCAGGCGTCTCTTCTAGTACTGGGGTAGGCGCGGTAACAATATCAAATTCAAATGAGAACGTTGTCCCGTCCCAGTCCCAACCCTCTGCTGGGTTCTGCCCAGGGTATTCAGAAAGATCTACCAGGGTAAAGTCGTTTCCGAACTTTGCTTTGACCGATCCGTCGCAAGACGCTGGCAGATCAAAGAACTCCCTGTCTGCTACAGCACAGAGTTTGACCTTGCCGTTAACGACGACTGCCCATTCCTTAATTATTCCTGCCATACAATCTCCACATATCCGTTTCCGCCAGTTCCACCATTTGCAACTGTAGCATTACTCCCGCCAGCAATGGCACCACCGCCACCAGCCCCAGTATTTGCTCGACCATCTGTTGCGTTTTTTGAATAACTTGAAGTGGCTGCTCCAAAATCGGGAAATACTCTACCAGCACTTGGTTCAAGGATTACATTAAAATCATTAACTGGAATAGCCGACCCAATACCATTTGCCATTAGAGACATTCCTCCAGCCCCAAGACCCTTCCAACCAAATCCAGGGAGATACGTAGTATGCGTCCTCATAAAGGAGACAATAGAGGTTCTTTTTACTCCATAGTAATGGGTTGTGTTTGTATCTGTATTTGCCAGAATTGACGCCTGACCATCGGTCCCAGTTTCGTAAGAGTGGACAACTGGTACTGTAATATTGTTAAACCCATTAAAAAATGTAAACAAGGATGGTTGATATATGTCATTAAGCGTAGCCGCGCTGGAGCGAGATGCCAACAAGATTGGGGTTGACGCGCCGCACCCGTGACCCGAAGTTATAGGATCGCTATTGCCTGTATTGAATCCCCATCCGCCCATAGACCCACCTGGGTTTGATGTCGGGCGTGCTGCCGTCCCTATATTATTACTAACTCCTCCCTGTCCACCTGGAGCAGTAAACAGTGAACCAAACGTTGTATCGGTCCCATTTGACCCAGGCGCAGTAGTTGTATTTGCACCAGCTCCACCAGTTCCAATTGTTACCGTATACGTTGTTCCTGGTACCACTGGGAAAATATTATCAATTACACCACCTCCGCCGCCGCCACCGCCAGAGACGAAATTAGAAGAAAATCCACACAGCGCGGCCCCGCCGCCGCCGCCGCCGCCAACGGCAAGCGCCTTAATGGAGTAAACCCCAGCAGGGGCAACCCACGATCCAGATGCGGTAAAACGTGCAATTCTTTCTTTTGCTTGCAAATTTTGATTATTATTAACGCTCATTGTTTATCTCCTACGCAATCTCTGATCCGTATGCCGAAAAACTTAGATCTACAGCAGATGCATATACGGTAATTACATCCGCAGCGTTAATGCACAACGCGATGTTGTACACCGTCGTTGTATTTGGGGCGATCACTGTGTCGTATGCAAGGTAGTGCTTGTTTGCAAGGACTTCCCCATCTGGTCGAACTGCAATCCGATATGCAAGGGTTGACGTAGAGATGTTTGCCACTACCAGGCAAGAGATCACCGTCTCGGTTGCTGAAGGAACGGTGTAGAGCGTGGTCGCAGAAGCAGCAGATGGGCTGATCTGTCCAAGAACCTTATAACTTGTTGCCATCTTATACTCCTGTCAAAAATAGTGGCGTGAATCCGCCGCCACCAGATGCGGCTTGAAATGATGCGTTACCAGCACCGTCTGCTGTTAGTACCGTACTTGCGGCTGCTGCCCCAGAGCCAATTTTAGATGTCGTCACCGCTAGGCTAATGAGTTGGCTAGAGCCAACAGAGGTTGCGCTGAGGTGGCTGGAGTTGATGCTTCCAGCCACGATGGAGACCGTAGAGGTCCCAGATGCGGTAGATACAGAGGCTGGAGAGGTCCCAATGACAGCATTGACGTATGTCCCAGAGGCCTGATAACTACCCGATGACTGGAATCCAGTGGTGTCAATGGAGATACTTACTGCCCCCGCTGTAGAGAGCGAAGCAGAAATCGGTAGCGTTGCACTCACGCTAGAAGCATAATTTCCAGATGCCTGATAACTTCCTGCGGTCTGGTAGTTGGCATTGAGGGAGATTGTCGCCGTCGTGCCAGAGACTGCGGCACTGATGGGGGAGGTCCCAATGATGTTGGTGATCCCTGTGGCGTCTGCTGGCAGTGCGGCCCACGTCGTGGCGCCAGTACCGTCCGCTCGGAGGTAGTACCCTGCCGGGTTGGTTGACGATGAGATGGCAATAACCTTGCCAGAGGTTGTTGATGTGACCGAGATCGGGATGGTCCCAGTGAGGGTGGTGACGGAGACGGAGTTGGAGAGGGTCTGGAACTCATTGGTGTCTACCCACGCCAGGGTCGGCTCTACTGGAGCAATGTCGTCATTGAACTCATCGTAGAGCTGGTCTGGGATGGAGAAGACAGTACCCGCTGGACCTACGACCTCATAGCCCTGCCAATGGATGTCGACTGCTCGTCCGAACGTAAACGTTGCCATTACTTCCCCCTACGACCCTGTGCTGTCTTGGCTGAATCCTTGAAGTCCTTTGCGCTAGGTGCGCCCTTGGAGCCAGGCTTGCGCATCTTCTCGCCAGAACCAGCGGCGATCCGCTTCTTCTTGGCGTTGATGTTTGCGTAGAGGCCTGGCTTTGCTGGCATTACTTCTTTCCCTTTGGCTTGGTGTGGGTGACTACCTTGCTTGCGGCAGTATGGGTTGCCCCAGTATGGATCTGCCCGTTCATCTTATGAACTGGCCCCTTGTGTTCCTTGCCGTTAGGCAGGTAGTGCTTTGACCCTGCTGCCATTACTGAGCGGTTCGCTTCCCAGTAGTGTTTCGGCCAGCCTTGGCCATATTTGTCTTCTTTGTTGCTACCTTCTCAATGATTCGGTCTCGCTTACGAGACTTAATATAATTATCAAATTCCTGGCTGGAGGCCTTAACATTCTTAGGTCCAACAACACCGCCACGCTTAAGATCTACAGTTCCACGTCCACGCTGAAGAGTTGGTCCTGATCGTTGCGGCTTTCGTCCTGTTTCGTAATTTGAATACGTTTCAGTTACAAAACCTGGCTTCATGCCGTCGGCGTAACGAGTAGTTCCATCTTTTGACTTATACGAAGGAACTCTAACTTTTACATTAAATCCTTCCTGTTGAGCAATAGTATTTCGTTTTCCCCTTCCACCATATGATGGGTAGGTTACGGTTCTTTCAAATGGTAGTGAAGTTCCATATGTGTCTGGAACGTCAAACCCGTTGCTCTTCTTCTTTGCTGTTGCCATTTTCTACTTTTCTCCAAATCCTGGTAGTGGCAATAACTGTGCCACAACAGTTGAGAGCGAATCTGCTCCCCGTTCCGACTCTACGTCCCAGACGTGGGACAGGATCTCATACGCCGCACTCCCTAACGGCTTCTCCATCGTATCCACTAGGCGCTCGACCCCTGCGTAGTGGCAATGGATCAACTCGTGTGCGACGACCCTTCGGATCTCTGTCCCCTTCTCCTTCCAGAGGTCGGGCGAGAAGCGGATGGTTGCCTTGTACAGGTTTTGGCTTACCTCGATGTCCGCCCAAGCGTCCTCCGATGCAGCTTCCTTAGATACTTTAATTTCCCAGTGGGCCAGACCCAATAGCCTTGCACAGCGGGTGACGTATTCGCTTACCGCTGTCGGCATAGGACCCCCTCTAAATGTTTATATTGTAACTTTTTACTTTACGACCGCTGGGTTAACCTTGGAACCCTTGACGCCCTTGAGTCCCTCTGGGGTCTTGTACCCAGCAGGAACGCTGACGACTCGTGTGCCGTCTCGCTTGACGCGGACAACGGTACCGTCGGCCTTCGTGATGACGCGGTTGCCGCCCTTGCGGACGACGACGCTTTCGCCCTTCTTGTTGGTCTTGGCGACGTCCCCAGTCTTAGCCTTAATCTTCATTGCAGCGGTCGTGAAGAACTTCATTTTCCCAGAAGTTGTCTTTATCTTGCCAAGAGCCTGCTCTCGACTGTTTTTCCCAATTGTTGGCATTATCGTCCCCTACTCTGACCCTTGCGGGTCTTTCCACTTGCCTTCTTAATTGCGTCTCGCTTAAGTCGTTCCTTAAGTGCATTTGAACCAAGTACGGTAGCTCCGCCAATAAGACCGAGGCCAATTGGAATTGTGTAGTCAATACTTGTGGTTGAGTTATATGCGTTCATTGGCTTAAGCTTAGGTAGGCTGCCCTTATACGAACTAATCATTGGGCTTGTCTTGCCAAAGCTCGTTGTCTTGTAAAGGTTTGCCGCTACTTTTCCAGCACCAGCACGCTGGTTAGCGACTGCGCGTGCGCCCTGACTTGACTGTCCAAGGGATAGCGACCCTTTGCCTGACCCCTCTGGGCTCAGTGATCCTGGTTTACGTGGCATTATCGTCCTCCCTTTAATACTTTAGTACCTCATTTGGATAGACCCCTCCTTAAACCGGAGGGAATCTTGCGGGTCTTCTTACCTCCCCGCGTTCTTTTTAGTGTTACATGTTTGGAGATCGGGGAGGTTTCTCTCGCCCCCCTCTATCCCCCCACTTATAACCACAAAAACAGGCCCTTTTTGACAAATGTTGCACATTAAGTTTTCTTAACAATCTATGCATGTTCTGTCATTTGCGTGCTGGTACGAATTTTTATATTTTGGGAAGGCTTTCTGTTCATATACCTGTCAATGCAAACCTAGGGTGGCATGCTCATTTAACTTTGAGGGGAGGGCGGCGGGTTGTCAGTGAGTGTGCATGGTCCAGGAGTGGGTATTCCTCCACGCACGCCTAGATTTCAGCAAATAC